CTAAAGTTAGGGGAAATCTCCATATTATTTGAGAAGAATCCACCAAGTTTATGTAACCAATTAAATGTTTGTGTATCACAGAAGAAAACAGTTGCATTAGCATTGTTATAACGTGGGTCTAAAAAAGCACTCATATCATCTAAGAAATCATCAGCAGTTTTAGTTGCTATGGTTAAACCAAACACATTACCATAACTTCCGATAAAATCAACAGCACCTTGAGTAGTTTTACCTACTGTAGATTGTTGAGTACCGAATAGTAATGATTGCTCAATATCCCATTTATGTTCAATGAGTTTCTCTTTCCATACTCTACCCCATTCGTTAGGTTCATACTTTAATACAGTTGCTCTTGCAGTATTTGTCATAGCCATTGTGGTTTTCCAAATCTGAGTTTGTCCAAAACCTGTGACATATGGTTGGTCTTTCCATGTTTCAGGATAACCAGATCCTTCAGCATGTGCTGATCCAACTACGTATGATCTCGCTTTTTCAATTTCACTTTGAGCTAAAGCAACATAATCATCTCCTGATAATCCTGTAGGAACTGTTAAAGCAGTTTGAGTAAATGTTTTTAAGAATTTACCACCTAAGATAGCAGCATTTGTATCTGTTGTTAAATCTACAGATTCAATTTTAAATAAAGTGTATCCTGTAGGATCAGAAACAGTATTTGCCGCACTAGCAACTGCAGCCGCAAGATTAATCTTAATTACTTGATCTTCTAAGTAAAATTGAGGTTGTGTACCGTTTTCACCAATTGAAACTTGAGTACTTGTATTACCATATGTATTACCACGATTACCATCGTTAAGATAATCGGTTTCCATTTTTAAATACCATGTATCACCTGCAGAAGCTGCTGCTATAGTACCATCAACTGTATCAACAGCAGATGTAGCTGCATTTCCTACTACATAAGCATATCTTTTATACCATGAACCTCTTTTTTCCGTAAATTTAAATTCAGGATCATCAGTAGGTTTCTTACCTACTTTAGAAACAAAACGGAAGAAAGGGTCTTGAGCGATTGACAATTCAGAGACACGACTACCGAAATTATACTTACGTCTGAGGTCACCAGTTAATTTGGTGGAACCAGCAGACCAAGTATTATTAGTGGTAGAATCCGCTACTCCGAGATTGCTTAGATTAAATAAATCAGCCATTTCGCTACCTTTCTATTTTAAGTTCAGTCGGTAGCTTTAAATTTGCTACGAACCGAACAGGTTATCTAAATCATTATCCATCCCTAAGAGAGAATCGAATACATTATCCGATGGATTATTACTCTTAGGTGCAGCATTATTTGAGCCGCTTTGACTCGTTGGTATGTCACGTACAGTTTTCATCTGTTGAATCATATCATTCTTAGTTGAAGTTGCGATATTGCCTTTTACTTTATCTTTATTCAACAAAAGATACATATCATCAAATGATAATCCGTTTTTATTATAATGGTCTTTAGCTTCTACGACAAAATTCTTAAATTCATCGTCTGTTAACTGATGTCTTTCTTTAAATCCCTGTGCTTCTTTTTTAACCTCAAATGATTTTCTCATTTGTTGATCTTTAGCACGTTCATTATCCATGACATTGTTAACTCTTTTGTTAACAGCACTATTTACCATTGTGTCAAAAACCTTACGAGAATCAGATTTTTCATCATTTACAAAATCATTTGTATCAAACTCAAAGTCTTCATCAAGTTTTAACTGTTCTTTTACGTTAGTAGGAACATCACCACCTTTAGTGAAGTAGTCCCTAACATAATCAACAAGTCCACTGTCTGTTTTCATCGCTTCCAGCAAAGGAACAAAAGGTTGGAGTTGGTCTAACTCTGCTTTCATTCGTTGTGCCTCACGTGTGGAATCACCATAACGCTTCTTGAGATTGTCTACCTCATCGTTTGGTGATACCCCTTCGACATTAGCCCCTGCTACGTTGGAGTCCTCTTGTTGAGGAGTTACCTGTCCAGGTTCGTTATCTATAATTTGTCCGTTGACATCATTGTCAACAGCCTCAAAGAAAGATTCAGAAGAGCCAAAAACTGCATCTTCAGCTGTTTGTTGAGCTGTTTCTTCAGTTTCTTGTGGGTTACTTCTTTGTTCTTCGTTTAGAGACATTTTTACCTCCGTCTATAATATATTATTATTATGTTGTTTTTTGCAAACCATTTTTCATTATGTCTGCTTCTTTCTTCATGGTATCAGCTTTTTGCTTTAAACCATCTCTAAGAAACTTTTGTTGTGCTTTACTATCAAGTTCTTCTTTATAGATACTTGACTTAGTGTCATGTACCTTTTTATTGACTTCAACAGTACCCTGCATAATCTTATTCTTAATACCAGCTTGTACTAATTGTCTTTGAAGTGTTTCTATTGTACCTTCATTATCTTTGATAGTTTCTTCTAAATTTCCAACTTTACTTTGTAATTGAGAATATAGTGATTTTCTTTGTGCAATTAAATGTTTATTCTTAACATCTGTTTCAGATAATACAGCTATATCATCAACCACTCCAAGTCTCATTAATTCTTTTAATTCTTCTAAATATGCCCATCTGTTAACTGGCAATGTTGACCCTCCTATTATTCTTACATCAAACTTAGCAACTGCGTAATCTCTCCATTTACCTATTGCTTCACCTAAATCATTAAAGATAGGAACATTGATTTTTAATTCTCTTTCTTCCTGCAATGCACTTGGTTGTACTATCCTAAACACTTTCTCAGCAGTGTATATCACTTGTGAATATTCTTTTATCACTTCACCTATTTGAGCTAACCCAGGTTCTATAGAGTTCTTTAACCATTGTTTTACTCTTCTTGTTCCGTATTCATCCATAGCCAACATACCACGATAAGGCATATCTTTAGATGAACTTGTATCACCTTGCATAGCTGCATAAATACCTGCAAGATATTCCATATCACCTTTACCCTCTTGAACGATACTATAAAATGCATTGTTTAATTGAAATGGTAATACAGGTTTAGGATCTTCAAATCCAGGTCGTCTTGGTAGTAACGCTCCTGGTGCTGATGAATAATCTTCCCAGTATTCTGTATCAATTGCACCTTCTTCATAAGTCCATCTTAATGATGATCCTAACGATGCATTATGTACCATAAGTTGATGTGCTTTATTTAATTCTTTCTGTTTACCTATTAATGGTGATACTGCAGATATAGGATACGGTGTACCAGTCCATTTATAATGCAATGGTATAATAGGATATTGTTCTAATGGTAATATCTTACTGTATAAAGTTTTATCACCAACAACACAAGTTAACTTAATTCTCTGTTTATGGAATCTAACAGCATCTACAACATTCCTTTTAAAGTCATCACTCTCCATTAAAATATTAAATTCTTTTTCAGATACAAGTTTATTTTCTACCTGAGTAACTTCTGATTGAAACTCACTCATATATTGACGTTGCATTGATTCTAACTGTTGAGCCATTTCCTTCTTAGTTCTATCCAATTCAAGCTCATACCTAGCTCTTGTCATCTTACCTTGTTCTAATCCTTCATTCATTTGTATCTGTTGTTCTTCTAATTCCACATCCATTTCACGTTTAGTTTCAATCATTATTTCCTTAACACGTGCAGATATTTGCTGTATTGCTTGTGGATCAGGTGGTATTTGATATACAACATTCATAAATGGAACTTTAACAGCTTCGTAGTTTTCATAGTAATCTATCATTTCATCCATTTTATCAAAACCAATAGATGTTATATCTTTATAATGAAAATCTTTTCTATCGTTATCGAATGTCTTTTCTGAATAAGTATCTTCTGTAAAATGACTACCTGAAGCAGAATTAATCTTTCTTTTCATGTCAGGAAATATACTCTTTAAATGACCTTTCTTCATTATCTTACGAACCATAATAAAAGATGCATCTCTGAATAATATATCTCTTGACTTAGGATCTACATATACATCAAAAGGATCAGGTTGTTGTATAACTACATCACCCATACCATTATCAGAATCAGAACTTGATGTAACTACTATATATCCAATAGACTTAGTTATAGAATCATTTATTGCATTTGCTATTAAAACATTACCACTTGAATTATTCCATATATAATCAGCAATGTCAGAAAATACAGCAGCTACTTCTGAATCACTTCCTTCAGCACCAACTGCCTGCCATCTTGGAGTATTAGCAGTCGCATAGAAATTCAACATATCTACTACAGGCATTATTCTGTTAATAGTAAATGTAGGCATTCCTTGATCATCCAATGCTTTTGTTTCAGCATCAGTTAATTGATTATCATGTGCAAAGTCATAACCCTTTTGATTTATATATTCCCATTGAGTACGATTCTCTGTTTTAGAGACTGTATCAAATAACTTTTTTGTTTTTTCAGCAGTTTTGTCAGCCATTATATCCTCTTATGCAATAACCCAATTCTTAACTTTGGGTCTTTTTCTTTTAAAAGTTTTTTTCTTTTCATCATTCTCAATATTATGAGGAGGATGAGCATACTTACATGCATACGCTAATGCATCTATTGTATCATCATGTCCCATT